GCTTCCAACTTTGTGTGCCATCATTCCACTCCAAATAACCTAAATCATAATTTTCAGCTTCATGTATACTAAAAGGACCTACACCAGTACCAGTAGCAAGTCGTACTTCTTTTGGTAGACTATTAGCAGCAACAGTGCCTTGTGAAATTGCAATTTCTTCTGGATCAACACTAGATAAACCAACTCTAAGCTCTCCAAAGTCACAAGCAATATCAACATTGTCTTTTACTTGACCAGCAGACTGTCCATTTGCTTCTAAGTCTATAAAAAATAAGTTTGAAACATCCACCTTTTGCCAAGCACCATACTTTCTAGACCAACCCGATGGGTATCCCATAAAATAGTCGTTAGCACCATGCCCATTAGGATATGTTTCAAAATTTAGTTTTCCAACTTGCAAATCATTCCACGGGAATGTTGTATCACCAGGTTGAGTCCCAATTTTATCGTACTTATATAAAGCTATATAGTTATCATTAACGTCTGGATCTGGTAGACTAGCGTTAGTCCACGCTGCGGAGGGTTTACTTTGTGGTTTGGTAAAACTCCAGGTACCACCAATAGATTCGTCAAAACTGTGGTTCTTTACTAATTCACCACTATCATCAAAGCTGTAGTCTCCACTAGGTTTTTGCTTAACAGAAAATGGATTTGAAGTATCCTTTGTAGGATATAATGGATGTTTTATACCAGCCGAATCAACAGTGCTAACTTTTGTGTAGTTAACATAGTCTCTTGGTAAGATCATAGATAACGTAGGTGGCAAAACTATTTCGTGTGCTTTTACAGACTTCAATGTATCAAAAGAAAGTTCTTGTAAAGCCCTTTGAGCGTGGAAAGCTATATCAGCTCTTTTTATTTTAGATATTATCTTATCTTCTCCAACATAAGCTATTTGAAACTGACTTATTATATCATCTAAAGAAGTAAACTGATAATTACCTAAATCTTCTCCTTCGTAATAAACTCTATCTACACCGTTTAGTAATCCCATTTATTTATTGTTTTTCTTGATTAGTTTGTAAAGTTTCTAGTCCTTGACCTCCTTTTGCTAAATCATCTCTTCTCATTGATAAGCCAGCAAACTTAAGTATTTTGTAAACCAATTCAGTTTCTTCAGCTTCGTGCAACTCAAAATCAGTTTTATTAGAAGGATCGTACATAGCATTTCCATTTACTACAACATATCCCCAACTAGGTTTTTTAGGTTGTTTTATAAAGCTAAAGTATACTTTGTCTCCAGAGTTAGCAAACATAGCTGGTGTTGGTAGTATTCTAAGGTTTGTGGTTCCATTTTTATTATACCTGTAGTAAACAGGTCTAGATTTAGTGTATATACCAAGAGGAGACTCTTCGTATTTTGATAGTTCACTTAACTGCACTTGCTCAGCAAGTCTAATTCTAGTTTGTGTTTTGTATTTAACCTTCACGGCTGTTAGCCTATATAGATCTTCAACTTGATGTATTCTAGTGTTACCGTTTTTACTAAAAACACTAGACTCTTTATCTATATGCTCGAAGAAATGAAGTTTTTCTTCTAGGTTCGTTCTTATATCAGAGTGAGAAGTATCGTTACCAGACATTCTAGTTAGTTGGTTCATGTCGTAAAAATACTGCTCAAATATTTCTTTTTGTGCTTGATCAGCAAATAGATTAAACTCTTGAGGCGTTATATAACCTCTTTGTTCTTTGTTGGCGAATGCCAATACTTTTTGATATACTGCGTCTATGCTAATCATAATTTATTTTTAGTTATTATAAGGGAATAATCTATTTAAAGTATCTTGTCGTTTAGTGCAGCCACAATCTTTACCTACGGCTTTACTTACTGTTTTAACAACTTTTTTAATTCCTGTTGCTTCTGTTATTTTAGCTACAGTATCACCTAGTCCTTTAGATTTTTTGTTTTCCATATAATTTAATTTGTAGTTTGCAATCGCCCCGTAGAGCGACTGCATCTACAGTTAGATTAATTTAATCTTTTTTCAATATTGGAGTAAATCTCCATTCCTTCATCAGTTTTAAACCAAGATGCTAAAGCTGAATAAGGGTGTTCATCAAATGGAACATTCATCAACTTTCTATCATTAGAACCCCATGAAAAAGTTCTTTGATCAGAAGATAGCTTTAGTACTCCCATCTCAGTTGCTCTAATACCAAAGTTTCTAAGCATAACGTTTTCATCATTCACTAAATCTAAGAACAACCTAGGGTTTTTCTTAGCGTATAATAATAAATCTCTTTTAAGCTCTTTAGAACTCATCCCCGATACCTCAGAACCTTTCTCTACACGCATAACAGCTTCCGCCATATCTATATCTAGGTTTTGAGCCGCATTTAGAGCCTGTATTTCTAGTTCCAATGTGTCTATCTCGCTAGAGGCCTCTTCGACTTTGTTTACTTCTTCAAAAAGTCTATCCTTCATAGGGTGATACAAAGATAAAAGCTTTTGTAGTGTTACTTTATTTTTAGGTACAGCTAAAACGCCATCTCTAAAAATAATGTGAGCTAATCTTTTGTCTCCTTGCATTTCATCAACAAAAACAGTTCTTTGGTTAGAAGTATACTTAAGCTCTCTTTCATAACCAGCCTCCTCGTCAAAATAATATATATCAGAAGCTTTTATAGAGTAAGACAATGGTGATCTACCGTATTTCAACGTGTAAATTCTATCTTTTATCTCCCAAGTATCTTTTTTTGGTTTTAGGGTTTCCGCAACCGTTTTTTTCTTTGGTTCCGCAGCTACAGTTTCTTCAAAAAATTCTGTAACTACTTCTTCCGTTGTTTCGATTTGAGGTTTTACCTCAACCTTCTTTGTGTTAGCCTTTTTAGCCATAATATAATATAATATAAATTAATAAAAATAAAAGGCCGAGGCCGAAGCCCCGGTCTTTAAAATAATTGTGCTTAGTTCATTAACATGAAGTTGTTTGCACCTTGTACAACTAAACATCTTTCAGACAAGTAGTGCACCTCCATTGCGTCTAAATCAGATGTAGTAGCTCCAACTGAACCAGTAGTCCAAGTTTTCATTTTTCTATCATCTGTTTGAGAAGCTCTATAACGAACGTGTAAGAAAGGACGTTTTAGATTTTTACCTAAGTTTTGGTCGTATACTGAAGAAACCCCAGCTGGAATAACAACACCTCTGACAGCATCTATAGAATTAGTATCGTTGATAATACCTCTTGTCGCGCTGTCGTTTAAGTATTTCCAGTCAGACTTGTAGAAGTCATAAGAACCTCTTCTGAAACCAGAGAAACCTAAGTTTAATGCCATATCTTCAGAATTGTCAAATACTCCGTAAGAAGTACCACCAGCTCCGTAAGAATTCATAGAAGCCAACATGTCATCCATTGCTAGAGCAGTTGCTCTATTTACAAACATCATGTTTTCTTCAATAGCACCGTTTTTATCAAACTCAGCTAACATAGCGTCAAACTCAGCTAAATCAGTAGCAGCGTTAACACCAGTAATACCAGAAGTTTGATTACCTCTAGTTTCTATTGCAGAAAATAAACCTTCAGTACCCTCAATGTTTGCTATAGACCCAGTACCAGCAACAGTTGACGCAGTTGCGTTAGTAGCTTTAACAGATTCTATCATAGACATCTCAACGTAATCAGTAAATCTAGCTCTAGTATCACCTTCAGCTTTTAAGTACCATAAGTAACCGTTTTGTCCTTCTTCACCAGAAACTTCAACCCAACCAATTTGAGAAGCATCAGATCCAGAGATCTCGTACTTATCTTTTAGTATGATTGGTCTGTTAGTGTACGATTGGAATGTAGGTGCGTTAGCTCCTTCTCTACCAGTCGTACCTTTACCATACTCAGATCCATAAACCATAACAGAGCAAGTAGACGTTAAAGCCACCGCTGCTAAGTTTGCAAATTTGTAAGGTTTAACAGTTATAGTATCAGCCGCAGTATCTACAACGTAACATTGTGCTGTTTTATCGTTGTCAGCTACTAAAACCATATCACCTGGTCGTATACCATGCGTACTAGCAGATGTGTTACCATCAATCTCATCTACCATTGTAATAACTTCACCAGAAATAGTACAGTTTTTGTAAGACAAGTGTAATCTACCTTGCTCAGACCAAACAACTTGGTCAGCAGTCATAGACTCTTCAGCCCCTACTTGTGATAAAAAACCTGAAATAGATCTGTTTCCAAAAATTTCAGCCTCTTTTTCCATAAGGTCTGGTAAATATTGTTGTGCCCATCCATCGCTTGAACCTGCTGTTGCAAAGTCAATATACGCGGATATAAGCGTTTGTTTTCTCGGCGCTGGTGTCAATGCACCCGCCGATACTCCTGTAATTGCCATATTTTAATATGTTTTAATTATTATTTTTTAAATTTGTTATTTTTAAACTTAAAATCAGAAGAATTATCACCTAGCACTTTAAACGTCACACCACCCGCTTCAATTTTTCCATGACTTTGTCTTGGGTTCATATCGACGTTTTTGGCTTTAGCAACACTATTTTTCATAGCGTCAGCTTTTCCTTGTTCGTAAAAGTGTTTCGCAACAGCATCCGCATTCATCGCTGTATATAGAGATTTATGATAACCCTTAGCATCTGATAATGTATTATTTTTATCTAAAAACTTTTTAGTAAAATTATTTATATCGCTCTGAGTGTTCTTAACCTCTTCAGCATTGTTTACATTAAACCTGTATTTTTTATCACCGACGTTATATTCAAAACCTTTGAACTTGTCGTTAAAAACATTATCTGTTTTTTGCGTAAAAATATCAGAGTTCTTTTTAACTGTTTTTTGAGTTGCTTCTGACTCTTTGTTATATCTATTAAAGAAATCAACCGCTTTTTGTTGCTCACCCGTAAGTTTGCTTCCAGCTTTGATGTCTTCATAGTATTTGGACTTTTGCCCGTCCAGGTGGCTTTTAGCGTTCGCAACTTGCTCTTTTAACGCTATTTTTTTTCTTCTTATATCTATCTCCTCATCTTCTTCTTCATCCCAAGAAAATTTATCTTCTAGCATGAAGTTTATTTCTTCTGAATTTAAATGAGGTTTTGTTTGCTTGTAGTACTCGTAAAGTAAATCTGAATCTTCTAGTTTACTATAATCTTGATCAAGCTTTACATAATCGTTTAAATCACCTCCAGTCTCTTCCATAAAGTCCATCAACTTTTGGATATTTTCTGGTAACGGTTTCCCTGTAGCTTCGGCTTCTGCTATAGCTTCTTCTATCTGCTCCTCAACCTCAGCAACTTCTTCTTCTGTAGATTCTTCAGTAATTTCTTCTAATACTGCAGCTTCTTGTGCTTCTTCTTCCGGTTGTACTTCTTCTTGTTCTTGTATGGGCTCGGCATCTTCAGACTCTGCAACCACTCCGCTGTCGTCAGCGTTATCTTCTTTAGTTTCATTTTCTTCTTTTGGTGTTGGTGGTTTACTTAAATCTACTTTTATAACATTGTCATCTCCAGCAGATTCAAATTTACTTTTATCAACTTTCACCACGTTTTCGTCACCTGGATCACCTTGATTATTTTTCGGTGTAGTCTCTTCGACTACGTTTTCTTTTTCTTCTTCCATAATATAATATAATAATAATTAATAAATTTATCTAGGGTCAAACGAACCTAAATCAAATCCTCCACCTAGTATATCATTACCTGCGGACTCAAAGTTTTTAGGTGGTTTTCCACTATTTCTTTGGTCAATCATCTCTGATTGTTGTGTAGCTTGTATTTTTGTTCTTTCGTCTTTACGATCTTCTTTTTCTTTTTCCCTGCTTTTCATACCATCAACCTCAACTCCTTTAAGTTGCATGTTATATTGAAACTCTAAAGCCATCAACTCTTTTTTATGCAATACTTCTTGTTGCATTTTTTGAGCTTCAATTTGAGCTTTCATTTGCTCTAGTTGCGCTTGACCTTGCGCTAATGCCTGTTCTTTTTGCAGTTCAACTTGAGCAGCAGCTTGAGCAGCTTGAGTATTAGCTTGAGCTTGCATTTGAATATTTTGTTGTTGAATAGCTTGGTCTTTTTCGCCTTTCTTTTTTCTACGTATTTTAAGAAGTTGATTAGCCATTTTAATATTCTTAATATCTCTAAGGTCTATAGCGTCTTCAAGTTCTATACTTTTTTGTTGTAGAGCCATTTGAATATTATTTTCTAAAATAGCTTTTTCTTCTTCGTCTGGCATTAAATCTATAAATATACCAAAATCGTATAAATGTAAACTTTGCATCTCTTCAAGAGTCGCAACATTATGAACTCCTATTGCTTGTATAAAAGCATCTTTAGTTGGAGAATACTCTATAATATCAGATATTCTTAACGATAAACACTCTGCTGTTTCAGCTGTTAAATATAAACCAGCTTGTAATATATGTCTAGTTGCTGTATTACTATTTGCAGCCGCTAATTTCTGAACGCCTACTAAAGCGTTTTTATCTGGCATACTACCATCTCTAGCTTCGTTAAGCCCGGTTACATCTCTTATCATTTGTAAATAATAGTTGTAGTTACCTATAAGTGCTTGCATTTTATTTCCACCACTACCTGATGTAATTTCTTGAATAGGTACTTTACCTGGATTCATGTCACCTTCTGACGTAAAGCTCCTTCCTATTACGGATCCAGTTTGGAAGAACATATTTAAAGCTTCTTGTGGGTTGTAGTTTGTACCATTTCCTAAATCAACTTCAGCTAAACCATCAGCGTCTAAGTAAACACCATCTGGTACCATTCTAG